ACGAACTGGTTGTTAAAGGGATAAATAATTACCCGGATAAGATTACTGTTACTGTGGCACTGGAAACGGGTGGGTATACGTCACTGTTGTTGCCAAATGTGGTGATTGATCTTGATCGTGTTGAAGGTGCCCCGCTGGAGTTTTACGAAGCTGAGGCGAAAAAGAAGGCGAAGCAGTTTTTCATGGATATTTCTGCCGGGTTATGTGAAGGGGATGAGCAGTCGCCGGAAAAGCGCCCCATAATTTTAGAGGCGCAGGATGTGTTGATAACCTACAGAGGAAAACTACCGGGAATAATTACTGGTTCTCTGAAGACGCCACCGACGGCATTGCGGTCAGAAAACGATGATATTGAATCACGCATTGAAAAACTGGAGTGCTATATCGCTGAATTGAAAAAAAGCACCCCAACAAAAAATGAGGTGCTTGCAGCAGATGAAATGAAAGAAACTATTCTTGATCGCGCGGCGCATCTAAGCTGCGCTTCACTGTTGAAAGAGCATCTTCAGCAGCCTTGAGGAATCTTTTATCATCACGAGCAACTGTCTTTGGTATTTCTTTAATTAGATGTTCCATTTCGGCGATCAGGTAATCTGACACAGCGTTATTTTTACTTAGTGCATCCATTGCTTTGATTATCTTTGCGAGGCAGCCATCTCGCATTGTTGAGTTTACGCCAGTGCCCACCACTGGCGGGCTGAAGACTTAACATATCCAGGGATTCGGAACCGATAAATCCTGATAAATATCCATGAACGCAAAAATCAGATACGGCCTGTCGGCTGTCGTTCTGGCGCTGATTGCCGCAGGGGCTTCTGCGCCTGAAATCCTCGACCAGTTTCTGGATGAAAAGGAAGGTAACCACACCACGGCATACCGTGATGGTGCGGGTATCTGGACCATCTGCCGTGGAGCCACCCGGGTGGATGGTAAGCCTGTGATTCCTGGCATGAAGCTGTCGAAGGAAAAATGCGACCGGGTTAACGCTATCGAACGGGATAAGGCGCTGGCATGGGTGGCGAAAAACATCAGAGTGCCACTGACCGAACCTCAGAAAGCGGGGATCGCGTCATTCTGTCCGTACAACATTGGTCCCGGTAAGTGTTTCCCGTCGACGTTTTACAGACGAATTAATGCTGGTGATCGCAGGGGAGCATGCGAGGCGATTCGCTGGTGGATTAAGGACGGTGGCAGGGACTGCCGTATCCGCTCAAATAACTGTTACGGTCAGGTATCCCGGCGTGATCAGGAGAGCGCGCTGGCGTGCTGGGGAATCGACAGATAAGAAGAATATTTTGCTGAAAAATGACGTTGGCCAACGCGGGCGGATAACACGAAATCCTGCGAACTGGCAAAACCTAAGTGAATAAAAGTAAAAACCCCGTTTGTTGGCAGCAAGCGGGGTTTTGTGTTTCTGACCTTGGATAAGGCAAGGGAAAACATGGAAAAGTATAAACGAATTCTGTTGAGGTTGACTATGAAAAACGGCCTTGAACTGAAAGCGCCTGTAACTGATGACATCAGCAGAGCGCTGGCTTTTGCTATTAAGTGGGTGGCGGTCGGTATTGCTGTGTCTCCGATGCTGTATGGACTAGCAAAACTGGTCATTGCGTTGAAATCGTGAAGAGGATTAAGCATGTCAGACAAGCGTCATAACGCTGGCGAAGATCCTCTGTGTAATCGTCGGCATTTCATTTTCACTAATGCTGGTTGCTATTTTTCTTTCCCTGGGCTGGATGATGTTGTCTTCGTCGGGGATGCTGGGGTGAGGGGGATATGAACCGTGTTCTGTGTGTGGTGATTATTGTCCTGCTGGTGGCCTGTGGTGCGCTTAGTCTGGGGCTGAATCATTACCGCGATAACGCCATCACCTACAAAGCGCAGCGAGATAAAAAAGCCAGAGAGCTGGAGCTGGCAAACGCAACCATTACTGATATGCAGGTGCGCCAGCGCGATGTTGCTGCGCTCGATGCAAAATACTCGAGGGAATTAGCTGATGCGAGAGCTGAAAATGAAACTCTGCGTGCTGATGTTGCCGCTGGTCGTAAGCGCCTGCGGATCAACGCCACCTGCCACGGTACCGTGCGTGAAGCCACCGGCACCTCCGGCGTGGATAATGCAACCGGCCCCCGACTGGCAGACACCGCTGAACGGGATTATTTCACCCTCAGAGAGCGGTTGATGCTGATGCAGAAGCAGCTGGAAGGGGCACAGGACTATATCCGCACTCAGTGCCTGAATTAACAGAGCCAGCTTAATCGCTGGCTTTTTCATATCTGAATTTCACCGCGCATCTCACGCGCATATCACATCCCCGAGCCTTTCAGAAAGTTGAGCCTGAGAACTGCCGTATATGGTGGCGACCATCTCGGGGCGGCTTTTCTGTGAGACAGGCTCAATTTTCTGAAAGGTAAAACGCGATGAACTATCCGACGATTGTTGACGGTATTGATTTTCGCCAACTGGTAACAGCGGCAGATGGCGAACCAATAACAGACTCTTTTCAGATCGCTAAGGCGTTTGGTAAGCGTCATGCGGACGTATTGAGGGCGCTGAAAAATTGCCATTGCTCTGAAGATTTCCGGAGAGCGCATTTTTGCGTTGCCGAAAAAATCAATGAGTTAGGGATTTTCGACAAGAAGCAGATTTACTACCGCATGGACTTTAGCGGCTTCGTTATGCTGGTTATGGGATTTAACGGGGCAAAAGCTGATGCCGTTAAAGAAGCCTATATTAATGCCTTTAACTGGATGTCCGCTGAACTCCGTAAGTTCAGTGAAAGTTATGAAGCTGAACGCAACGCTGTAATGCTGGAGTACATGAAAGAGAAAGATGTTGCCAGTATGTCAGGTCGTTTGCTCAATCGCTGGGGCAGGGTGAAGAAGCCTCAGTTGCTGGCAAGGCTGGACAGGCTGGACAGGCTGGACAGGCTGGAGCAGCAGGGGCAGATTGCGTTACCCGGATTTGATAAAGGCATTTCAGCCTGACATAGCCATGCGCCGTATCGTCGCCGTATTCCTGCATTAACAGAGACCGCAGCCCGACAGGGAGACTCCTCTGCGCGAGTGTGCGGGGATAATCAAAAACGATGCACACCGGGGTTTACCGCGTTAACGGAGCGCGGCGTTGTCCCCTCATAGTCGCCTGTCCGGTGCGATGGTGGAAGAAACCGAACGTTCATTTCTCGTTATTTTTCATGCTGGCCGGGCGCAGATGCGTTGCATCTGTTGCCAGCCTTCTCCTGCAGGCTTCAATAACCCACGCTGAAAAGTTACCGGACCCTTTATGCTCAAGGGCTATGTTGATTTGTTCAATTATGTGATTGGGGAAACGGATATTGCGGGTTGTGGTTCTGCGGGTCCGGTTTTTCGATGACATATTTATTTCCTTTACTGATTGTCATATGACGGGGATTTTACATGGCTGAGCTTCGTACACTCCAGAGCAGAATCAAAACACTGAATACCCGACGGGTGAATATTCTGAAGGGGGAACAGCGTCGTGTCAGTGGCAGTGCACGTGTTTCCCTCAAGCGTCATATCTGGCTCAGGGACGCCGGGCAGTGCTGTCTCTGTGGTCGTGTGGTTGACCTCTGTGACAGTGAACTTGATCACCGAATTGCACTTCAGTTCGGTGGTGGTAATGAGGAGACGAATCTCTGGACGCTCTGTACCGAATGCCATCGACAAAAGTCTGCTCGTGAAGCGGCGGGTGGTATGCCGGACCCGACGCTGCCGGAGGTGTCCGGAGGTAGTGGCAGAGCGGACGACATCATCGGACTGTAACCCGACCCGGGGGGGGATCATCCGGCGTAAAAAACGATCGCTCCGGACACCGCGCCCCCTCTCACGCAGAGAAAAAATTCCCGTTTCAGGGCAGTTAACATGTTAACTGGCTGCCCGGGCATTTTTGCGGTTTTTATCTTTATTATTCAGTTTGTTGTGCGGAAAAAATGTTAACTGGCTTTTTCAGCAAATGTTAACCAGGCAGCAGTTAACATTTGCGGCATGAGACGCCGGGAAAAATGGGCTGAACCATACCCGGCTGAGTGCGTTCTGGACCCGGGAGGAGGCTGTGCTGACAACGCAAAAACGAAAATTTGCGCTGGCGCTCATGTCCGGGAAAAACAAAACAGCGTCAGCCATTGCCGCCGGTTATTCGGCGAAGACCGCCAGGGTTAAAGGCTCACAGCTGGCAAAAGATCCGGAGGTGCTTGCGTTTATAGCCCGTAAACAATGCGAGACGGTGGAGGTGGATGAGGTTCCTGTTTACCGGCAGAAAAAATCAGAGCAGGAGGATAAACCCCGTCGCCGTGAGGCGGCTGCAATACCACAGCCGGACGAAAACAATCCGGAGGTGCTTGCGTTTATAGCCCGTAAACAATGCGAGACGGTGGAGGTGGATGAGGTTCCTGTTTACCGGCAGAAAAAATCAGAGCAGGAGGATAAACCCCGTCGCCGTGAGGCGGCTGCAATACCACAGCCGGACGAAAACAATCCGGAGATGCCACCGTCCGCGGTGATGTCTCCTGGTATTGAATATATGGAGGATGGTCTTCCCGATCCGGTGAAAGCCATGGGGCGGATCCTGGTGGAAAACCTCTGCATTGATCCGAAACTGGCACTGGATGCGGCCTGGCGTCTGGCGCAGTTCACGCACCATAAAAAAGGGGATACCGGGAAAAAATCGGCAAAAGGTGATGCCGCGAAAAAAGCGGCTAACCGTTTTGCTGTGCCACCGCCACCCCGACTGGTGGTGAATAACGATAATGAGGGAAACGGATGATACCTGTATGGAGCACAGCCTGCCCGGACTGGGCAGAGCGCCTGAAAAAGGGGCTGTCGATTATTCCGGATCCGATTTATCCGGACGAGGCCGCACATGCCCTGGCGATTTTTAAACAACTGCGGATAGTGGATGCACCTGGTAGCCCTACGTTCGGGGAGTCCTGTGCACCGTGGGTGTTTGACCTGGTGGCGGCCCTGTTTGGCTCCTACGATGCGCAGACCGGTGTACGCCATATCAAGGAAGTTTTTATCCTTATCCCCAAGAAAAACAGCAAGTCCACGCTGGCTGCCGGGATCATGATGACGGCGCTGTTACTGAACTGGCGGCAGGCGGCGGGCTACACCATTCTGGCCCCGACCGTGGAGGTGGCGGCTAACGCCTTCAACCCTGCCAGGGATATGGTTCGACGGGACGATGATCTGGATGACCTCTGTCAGGTGCAGACACATATCCGGACCATCACCCATCGGGTGACGGACACCACCCTGAAGGTGGTGGCAGCCGATCCGAATACGGTGTCCGGTATCAAGTCCGTGGGGACACTGATTGATGAACTGTGGCTGTTTGGCAAGCAGTACAAAGCGGAAGACATGTTACGTGAAGCCATCGGCGGGCTTGCCTCCCGTCCGGAAGGATTTGTGGTGTATACGACCACCCAGTCGAATGAACCGCCCGCCGGGGTGTTCAGACAGAAACTGCAGTACGCCCGGGATGTGCGCGACGGCAAAATTCATGATCCGCACTTTCTGCCGGTGATATTTGAACACCCTCCTGAAATGGTGGAAAGCGGAGCTCACCTGCTGATGGAAAACCTCGCCATGGTCAATCCGAATCTCGGCTATTCAGTGGATGAGGCTTTTCTGTGCCGGGAGTACCGTAAAGCCCGGGAAGCCGGTGAAGATACATTCCGGGGGTTCATGTCAAAACACGCCAATGTGGAAATTGGTCTTGCCCTGCGTTCTGACCGCTGGGCGGGTGCGGATTTCTGGGAGCAGCAGGGCAGGCGCGTCAGCCTGGACGATATCCTGCAGCGCGCTGATGTGGTGACGGTGGGGATTGACGGCGGGGGCCTGGATGATCTGCTGGGAATGTACGTGATTGGCCGTGACAGGGAAACCCGCGAATGGCTGGGCTGGGGCCATGCCTGGGCGCATGAAACCGCGGTGGTCAGACGGAAGAGTGAGGCATCCCGTTTTCAGGATTTTGTGGCCTGTGGAGACATGACGATTGTCCGTCGGGTCGGGGATGACACGGCGGAAGTGGCGGAGTATGTGCGTCGTATTCATGAGGCTGAGTTACTGGATCATATCGGTATTGACCCGTCAGGTGTGGGGCAGATTCTGGATTCACTGGCGGAAGCCGGGATCCCCGACGGAATTGTTGTGGGGATAAGCCAGGGCTGGAAGCTGGGCGGGGCCATCAAAACCACCGAGCGCAAACTGGCTGAGGGAGTGCTGGTGCATGGTGGTCAGCCACTGATGGCCTGGTGCGTTGGCAATGCCCGGGTGGAGCCTAAAGGTAACGCCATCCTTATTACCAAACAGGCCAGCGGACGGGGGAAAATTGACCCGCTGATGGCGCTGTTCAATGCGGTATCCCTGATGTCCCTGAATCCGGAGCCCAAAAAGAAAGAATATGCGGTTTTTTTC